AAGAGTAACATTCTCATCTAGATCATACTCTCCTGAGATAATTTTGCCACTTTCAGTTAAATAAGCTACTTGTGCCTTTTCGCTATCAATAGAGAAAAGTTCCACATTTTCTCTTAATGTTCTTCCTAGACAATCACCAAGTTTTATTAGATTGGTGATAGTTGAATTCCTGTTTTCAAATAAATAATCAAACATTTCTAACTCCTTATCATTATAAGCCATGGGTATATAGTGAATTTATTTACCTATTTTTTATGTGATTTTTTACATTTCTACTAATTATCCTATCTAGTGCAGTTAACTTCTCTTGGTTAACTCCTGATTTATTGATAACCTTCTCTTTTAACTCATGTAATATCTTTAATGTATTAGTGTCAATACTTTCCTTTTTTTGAAGCTCCATAGCCCTGTCATGGTCTGAAGCTTTGCCTCCCTCGTCTCGCGCAGCATCCATGTCCTTACCAGATTGCTCACGCTCCATATCTTGATCTGCGCCTGCTTGCTCCAGTCCACCAGCCGCCATTGCTTGCTCTTGTTCTTTCTCTTGTTCTTCAACTTGTTCTGCTTCTAGTTCATTCTTGAGTTCTTTAATTTGCTCATCATTCATATCATAGAACTCTTTATAGATAGTAGATTTCGGAAAGAGAGCAAGCCCCACTACAGCCTGGACTACTCGCGCCTTTTGTTCATCAATTTCCATCTTTCTCTTAGTAAATACATCACTAGAATCAGGAAGTTGAATTCTTATTCCTTTAACATAGGAAGCTGGATATCCCAATAAAGCTAAATGTCGTTTTGCAATCTGTTCAAAACCAATCTCAACTTGTTGTTGAACACGACCAATAACCCTAGCAAACTTAGCGTCTAACTGGGATAAGTTAGCTTTACGCTCAGGAGATTTATCCTTCTCCACCACATAATCCTTAGGTATCTTCAGGGAAGCAAGAAGCTTATCCCTAAAGTATCTTACGTCTTCCACTTCTCCAAGATTTTGAGCCCCTGGTAAAGTCTCGATTTTAGTTCCTTGTGCTCCCCTAGTTGGAACAAAGAAATCCTCATCTGCGCTAAGAGGGTTATATCTAGCATCAATAGTTCCTTGATTAGGGTCATAGTATTTCTCTTTCTTAAATTTTTCTTTGACCTTCTCCATAAACATCTCGGCCTTGGTAGCTGGCATATTAGCGACATCAATATAGAAAATACGACGTTCTGGTGCCCGTGCAAGACGATAGATAAGCATAGCATCTTCCATAAGCTTAAGAGAACGAAAAACTCTTACTGCTAATGCTGCAATAGACTTACCATACGGATAGTAACCTGGATCGGAAGTTCTTAACCTAAAATGAACGATTTGATTCCTATCTAGCGTAATGTATGCAGTTCCTGCCATTAAGTCCGCTGCGCTTCCATATACGGACCAGTCTTCTTTATCAGGAATTTCCTGTAAGAAATCAGTTAAATAGCCATACTCATTTTCAACTCTAATAATAAAGTTAGGATTTAAAACTTTAAGCCTTTGAATTCCTTTCCTAGGATTATTAATGTCTACAACGGTTTCTATAAAACAATCCCCATATTTTACCGTATTTCTAATAATATCCCAATAGTCTCTATCAAGCTGTATATTATCAAATAACTCATTAACTTCATTAACAATTAGTTGATGGGGACTTAAAACAGTCCATCGCTTATTTCTTAGATTCTTTTGAGTAGAATCGTCAGCGTAGATATCGAAAGCTGCTCCAATCTCAGGATAATCATCCATCTCTTCAAATTTTTTATAACGCTCCCTCCTACTCTTCTCCATCTCAGGCAGTTGAAGAGTAGTCCTGCTAAGAGTTCCAATAGCAGGAGTTCTATCGGGAGTAACAACGTCCGCGCTTTGTATGGTGTCGCCAGCTAATGTAGCTTGAGGGGTAGGACCATCATCTCCTTGTCTAGCCAGGAACGGGGCAGCTTTAGTAGCAAAAAACTTAGCTAGAAATTGCCCTAATCTACCTGAAGGATAGAAATAAGGCCCCATTCGGCTATCAGCACTACCCGCTCCAAATTGGGTATTCCCTATTGAATCCTCATCTATTTTTCCATTTTTCTTTACTTCATCAGCCATTCTATATTTTCCTCTACTTTTTCATAAGAGATAGTTCTTACTGGTTCTAAAGGTTTTTTTTCTTGCTCTTTCATATTTGCTTTTATTTCCATAGGTAGATTTGCCGACATAGTATGTAGTAAATGGGTGGTAATAGCTAAACTCATAATTAAATCATCATTTTTACCCTCATCTGCTGTAATTTTTCCATTATCATCTATAATAAAAGTTAAAAGCTCATCAATAGTCCGTTTTGAATTAATATTTATAAAGTTATTTCGTATATACTCTTCCATTCTAGCTAGTAACTCTTCTCTATTTTTAGTAGTTACTTGAATTCCAAAATCATTTTTATCATCAATCCATAAATTATCATACTCATGTACATTAAACATCCAATCTATAAGGTTGTTGCCTATTGTATTTCTTTCAATAATAACTGAAGCGTTGTTATATAGATTAGCTTCGTTAGTTAAAATTTGAGCTAATTCATTAATAGGGGTCTTATTTGAATAAAATTCAGCAACCTGTTCTCCAGTATAACTATTGAGAATATGAAAAGCTGAATAGTCTCTATCTCGACCCAAACTAACATCTACTCCTATAATATATTCATGTTCAGGAGAGGGATTCTTCCATACTCTCATTTTATTATTATATTTAATCCAATAATCTTCACTCACTTCCTCGACCAATCTTCGAAGGAGGTATCCCTCTATATAAGTATCTCCTGTCCCCAAAAATTCACATTCATACTCTTGAAGCCATTGTTTAAGAGGCATATTGGCTTTAGTAGTACTCTCCCACTTCTTAACATCTAATCCTTTACCTTGCATCTCCTCGTATAGTACATCGAATCCCTCCTGATATTTGTACTCAGGATGTTCAGGCCACTTAATGTCAATACGGTTAAAAGAATTAGTTTTATTTTTAGCTCCATGATATACATCATAAAACCAATTCCCTACTCCATTAACAGTTGAGAGAACAAAAGCTCTACCTCCTGTTGAAATGATAGGATATACAGCAGCCCAAATAGAATCAATATTATCAATAAACGCTGCCTCATCAATGATAAGAAGGGAGCCTGCTAGAGATCGCCCTGATTGCTTACCTGACGGTCTAGACTTGATACCTGACCCCGTACTGAGTTTTAGTGTATGCTTATTATCTTCAACTATAGTAGGACGAAGAAAGGCTGGAAGCTCATTATACATAATTTTAATTCTGTCTAAAACTTCTGTAGACTCAGCGTCTCCTTTCGAAAGAATAACCACTTGCTTATATTTTTGAAAAGTGATCATCCAAAGAGAATAAGCAGCAGAGATGGTGGTACACCCAGCCTGACGAAACTTACGTAAGATATTAAATCTATGATTTTTAACTTCCTCAAGAATCCTCATCTGGAACGGGTAAAGTTTAAAGGGAACAAGCCCTCGTACAGGATGAGTTACTTTTACATAGTTTGAAATAAAGTAAACAGGATCATCCTTACACCGTTGAAATTCTTCAATTAATTCTGATTTTTCCATAAAAGTATATTGTGGTAATCTATTATAGTCTATGAACCTTTTTGCTATTATTTGTACTAGAGAAGCAAAGTTAAGTGCTACTGCTGTGGGATTATGTAATACTTTATCTAGTTTTAAAGTACATGTTAAAGTGATAGCTAAACAAAATTCAATTTTTGAGGCATACCAAAAAGGGCTAGAACTATGTAAGGCAGACCCAACAGATATTATTATCTTTTGCCATGACGATATTCAAATTACATCCACCTATCCTCAATTTATTGCTGCATTAGTAAAATGTGCAGAGAAGAAAACAGGTATAGTCGGCCCAGCAGGGACTACATTATTAGGAAAAGACGCTGTTTGGTGGAACCATGAAAGATGGGCAAAGGGGTATCATAGGGGGCAAGTAAGTCATGGGCAAGAAGTAACTATAGAAAAAACTCAAATAGATCCCACCACTCGCAACCATAATGAAGGGCTGCAAATATCCATGTCTAGTTATGGTCCATATGGACAAGTAGTGGTTCTTGATGGATTATTTTTAGCAGCTAGAAAAGAAGTTTGGGAACACGTAGGACTACAAAAACCAAAGTATTTTGAAGGAGAGTGGGATTTTTATGATATACACTATACTTCAAAAGCACATCTATTAGGGTATAGAAACTATACTATTCCAATAGATATGATACATAAGTCTGGCGGGGCTATCGAAGGAAGAACTTCATGGCTCAAAAATAGAGAAGCATTTGCCGCTAACACTAAATTACCACTGGAGATTTAATATGGATAATCCTTTTGCATTTTTTCATGATTTTATAATATGGGGACTCGTTTGTTTTGGAGTATCTTTTGGAATTACTCATTCCAGAATCTTTTCTAAGGTGCGTCAACTAGCGAGTAAAATTAACAATACTGTAGGATACTTTTTTCAGTGTCCTATGTGTATGGGCTTCTGGGTAGGCATAGGTCTAGGATGGCTATGGATTTCCCCTACAGGCTTAATATTCCTAGATGGGTTTTTAGGATTAGCAGTAACGTGGCTTCTTTACTGCGTAAGTTGGAAACTAGCTTTACAAGATCCTAATGTGTAGTCAACAACCATTTCCACAATGAGCGATTCGAGGAACCATAAAACGTCTAGTCAGTAATAACATAGTATCTCCTTATTTTAAAACGATATCTATAATTTTATTATAGACTTTCTTTTTACGGCCCTTTAACATTTTAAAAAGACGTTTAGCCAAATGAATACCTGCTCTATGATCACTAGGATACTGGAGACCAGCCATAATTCGACCTCCTCCGCATTCTTCCGCAGCCCTTAGTAAATTTAATTTATGTTCAGGATACTTTTCTGCGTAAATTTCAGCAACTAATCTTGCTTGAGTTGAATGCCCACTAGGGTAGGAAGAAGTTTTACTATGTACGCTATCAAGAACATTAAGATCTACTCCAAAATAAGGAGCTAATTGTTCTGGTCTTGGTCTATTAAACTTATTTTTATGTTCTAGTATTAGAGCAGTCGCTTCCTCTGTTACTTTCTTAATAAACTTTACATCGAATTTTAATCCAAAAAGAGACATATATGTTTTAAGAGCAAAAGAGGGGTCTTTATCGTGCTTTTTTATACTCCTAATCATTGCCTCTCCTTTGATATAGGTAGCACCTTGAACGGTAAGAATTTCTTTAGCAGTATCTAAACTTGAGTTAGCA